TCACCCCCTGAACTGCTACCGGAACGGAGATCAGAAGAGGCCACCGGTACTTCGCCCCCATGCCACCGAAGCAACAATCCACCGTTTACCCCGATTGTTTGTCCATCAATTACCTCCCTTGCGCTCAATCAACTCACGCTGATGTCGCGGATGTCCCGGCTGACCGCCGCGTTTTTTCTTCGGCCCCTTTTTCTTTTTTCGCGGGGGCTTCGCATGAGGGTGTTGACTGCTAGGTGGCAGCGAGGAGTTCTGTGGACTCAAGGCCAATCTGGCTTCCAGCTTTTGAATCCGGTCGATGAGCGATGCCACAAACACTCGAACCGCCGGCGTCATTTCGGCGTCGATTTCGGGAGGTACCTGGATGGGCTCGGCAGTCGTGGACGACATAATAATCTATGTCGTCACCGAAAACGCCGTTCGTGTCCAGATCAGTTTTTTGCCAGGCCGTCCACCGCCTATCGCTGGCCGTTGCCCACTCATCGCTGCCTGTCTGTCGTCGTCGCCCGATGGGCACGCGTCGTTGACCGCTGGCTGGGGGCCGCCGGCATCCCGGCCGTCAGTCGCTCATCACGGGACGATAATCCCCATCGTCCGCGACCGCTCTCACATCGTCGACGCGACATTGCCGACCGCCAACGTCCCCAGTTATTGAGCACCTGCGTCCGCCCCGGGGCGTGAACGGTTACGTGTAACCAATCCCAGCCCGCGGCCAATCCGCAACATACGCATCGAAGACGCCGTTCCGGCTTTAGTGTAACCAATCCCAGCCCGCGGCCAATCCGCAACGCGGTGAGTGGGATCCAGCAGTCGGTGCCCAGTGTAACCAATCCCAGCCCGCGGCCAATCCGCAACAAAGCCTTTGCGATCGCGTCGATGTTCTCGAGTGTAACCAATCCCAGCCCGCGGCCAATCCGCAACTCAGCCCACCGCTCGAACGCCTTGTCCGACAGTGTAACCAATCCCAGCCCGCGGCCAATCCGCAACGAGAGGGGAGATCAGATCGCATACGAGGCGAGTGTAACCAATCCCAGCCCGCGGCCAATCCGCAACGCCGATGCCATCTTGCAGGCCATCTTCGCAGTGTAACCAATCCCAGCCCGCGGCCAATCCGCAACCTGGTTGTGGTCGCGCCGTACGCGGCCCGCAGTGTAACCAATCCCAGCCCGCGGCCAATCCGCAACAACGCCTGCGCGATCGCGTCGATGTTCTCGAGTGTAACCAATCCCAGCCCGCGGCCAATCCGCAACACGGTGAAGATTGCGGCCACGACTCTTTCTAGTGTAACCAATCCCAGCCCGCGGCCAATCCGCAACTTGCCTGACGGTCGCGGTCAACCAGATCGTAGTGTAACCAATCCCAGCCCGCGGCCAATCCGCAACCGGGGCTGCAGCGGTTCGGCCGGGGCGTCGAGTGTAACCAATCCCAGCCCGCGGCCAATCCGCAACGACGATGCCACCCAGTGCCAGAGCTTCGACAGTGTAACCAATCCCAGCCCGCGGCCAATCCGCAACACTGGTGGCGCTGGTGGCGCGACGAGCGGTAGTGTAACCAATCCCAGCCCGCGGCCAATCCGCAACCTGTTCCCCACGCGATCAATCCCGATGACCAGTGTAACCAATCCCAGCCCGCGGCCAATCCGCAACACGTGCGGGCCTCCTTGCAGTTGTGTATCAGTGTAACCAATCCCAGCCCGCGGCCAATCCGCAACAGACCAACTCTTTGCCGAGAGCGGGCTGTTAGTGTAACCAATCCCAGCCCGCGGCCAATCCGCAACCTCGACGCCGCGCGCGGCACGTCGGGCAACAGTGTAACCAATCCCAGCCCGCGGCCAATCCGCAACTTGGCCAGGGTGGTCGTGAGGCTCGACAACAGTGTAACCAATCCCAGCCCGCGGCCAATCCGCAACGATAGCGCACTCGGCCGCTGATGTCGCAATAGTGTAACCAATCCCAGCCCGCGGCCAATCCGCAACACCATACTCTCGACGGCCTTGGCCTCGATGAGTGTAACCAATCCCAGCCCGCGGCCAATCCGCAACACGATGTGCCGCTGGCCCCAGCCGGCGCGCAGTGTAACCAATCCCAGCCCGCGGCCAATCCGCAACCTGGGCTGCAGCGGTTCGGCCGGGGCGTCGAGTGTAACCAATCCCAGCCCGCGGCCAATCCGCAACATGTCCCAGCCCACGCCCCACTGGCCGCGGAGTGTAACCAATCCCAGCCCGCGGCCAATCCGCAACCTGTAGGCTCGGGACGGGTGGGACCACTCGAGTGTAACCAATCCCAGCCCGCGGCCAATCCGCAACATGCGGTCGACGCGGTAGTTACCGCACGCCGAGTGTAACCAATCCCAGCCCGCGGCCAATCCGCAACACGCAATCGCACGCGCCCGTCTGGTACGCGAGTGTAACCAATCCCAGCCCGCGGCCAATCCGCAACCGACACATGGCGTCGAGGACCCTTTCGGCAGTGTAACCAATCCCAGCCCGCGGCCAATCCGCAACTTGCCTGACGGTCGCGGTCAACCAGATCGTAGTGTAACCAATCCCAGCCCGCGGCCAATCCGCAACACGCGGTAGAAGGTCGGGCACAAATCGGCAGTGTAACCAATCCCAGCCCGCGGCCAATCCGCAACATCAGGTCCTTTTCCCAGTCCACGCTGCCGAGTGTAACCAATCCCAGCCCGCGGCCAATCCGCAACCCGCGTTGTGTCGCCGTCTCGTCGCCCGATAGTGTAACCAATCCCAGCCCGCGGCCAATCCGCAACAGCACGTGGCCGGTGAATCCCGGCTCCCAGAGTGTAACCAATCCCAGCCCGCGGCCAATCCGCAACATTGTGGGTGTGCCGCGCGGTAGACTCAGAAGTGTAACCAATCCCAGCCCGCGGCCAATCCGCAACAGTAATCCGGCTCCGTGCGCATCCGCTGGAGTGTAACCAATCCCAGCCCGCGGCCAATCCGCAACGCGCGGTTGATCCTCTGGCCGCAGTCGGAAGTGTAACCAATCCCAGCCCGCGGCCAATCCGCAACGTCGTGGGCGGCACCGACGAGGTCCACCTGAGTGTAACCAATCCCAGCCCGCGGCCAATCCGCAACTTGCCCCCGTGCCGTGTCCCCGTGGATGCGAGTGTAACCAATCCCAGCCCGCGGCCAATCCGCAACCGCCGACAGCCGCGGCCAATTCCTCCATTAGTGTAACCAATCCCAGCCCGCGGCCAATCCGCAACTATCGATCCTGCGGCCGTGGTGGTGTCACGAGTGTAACCAATCCCAGCCCGCGGCCAATCCGCAACGGGGGAAACGGGATACAATAACGTATTCTGAGTGTAACCAATCCCAGCCCGCGGCCAATCCGCAACCTCGACGCCGCGCGCGGCACGTCGGGCAACAGTGTAACCAATCCCAGCCCGCGGCCAATCCGCAACTCCGCCAGCCTGTCGAACCGCAACCACACGAGTGTAACCAATCCCAGCCCGCGGCCAATCCGCAACGTGATGACGTTGTGGGCGATCGTCGCTCCCAGTGTAACCAATCCCAGCCCGCGGCCAATCCGCAACGTTCCGCGTCCGAAATCCGAGCTGGTCCGCAGTGTAACCAATCCCAGCCCGCGGCCAATCCGCAACCGGATGCGCCGCTCGAATTGTTCCAGCGTGAGTGTAACCAATCCCAGCCCGCGGCCAATCCGCAACTAATCCTCACGGAACCCCGGCAGCACCCTCCCGCGGCCAGATCTGTGAACAGTCTGCACGCCTTCGCCCCAATTGACCCCGCCTTCCAATCGTCCCCACAATACAGATACCGCTTCGTCGCCCGGCCACCGGCCACCAACCCACACCTGCCGGGCGACACGCGAATCGGCAACGTGCCGGTAGGCCGTCATCCACGGCGAGAACGGCACGGGGTCAGGGGACGGAAACCAGTGACGGTCCCCCTCAGCAGCCGCTGACCTGGAACAACAATTCCAGGGAAACCAGAACCGCAAGTCAGCGTCTAGCCCGCCGATTCCGATAACCGGTCATCTGGCCCTCGGTACGCGCGATCGGAGTCGGTGGCAGTCGTCAGTGGTCAGTCGTCAGTGGTCAGTTGCCGGTCGTCAGAGCCCCGATTCTCGGATCCCTTTTCTCGCTTTCCCCGATTCCTGACACGGAACTCCAAGTTGCCGAAACTGACCCCGAAAACCCCTCTAACGGCGAAAAAATGACACGAAAACGGCCGGAACGCACAGTAAGCGGATGTGAATTCGGAAAAACATGCGTATTCCCTGGGAAATCCGCTATCCGGTCAGGTATAGAAAGAGGTTAACGTCCTCCCTCCGGCGGTTTCCGGGGTGGGGCGCTGGGCAAGATCCTGGAGGAAGGCGGGGGGACCCCACGCACCCCGCCCCAAGTCGGCCATTCCGCTGGCCATTCCGCTGGCCATTCTGCCGTCCTTCCGCCGGCTCGGCTTCGCTGGGCTCGGATCGGTCCAAGGGCAGCTATGGCGGCCCACGTGCTGCGCGTGTGTGGACGCAAGCCGTTGTTGTGCTTGTGGTTGCGTGCGGTCCATGCTTTGCCAGACCAGCAAAGACCCTCCCGCCAACGCCCGGCGGAGGGGGCTCGGCCGCCGATCTCGCCCACCGCTCGGACCTGGCGACCGAGGCCGCCGGGCACCGCCGCCGGAGCTGGGCGGATGACGCCGCCGGCGCTGCGGCTCCGTGCCCTGGGCGCTACGTCCGCCGGGTTCGCCAAGGTGCAACATGTTGCCCCTTCCCCGTTCCCTCATCGTCCGCGCCTTCCCGATCGCGGGGCGAGCGTTCCGACGCCAGCGACCGATGCGACCTCGGCCACCGAGTGAAGCCCGGCGATTCTGCGGGCTGCGGTCCTCTGCCCCGTTGCCCCGTCGCTCCGACTCCCTGATTCGATATCTCTGTCCGATTGACAGATTTTCGTCTTGTCTTCGGTTCGCGGTTTCCGGCGACTGGGCGCGTGTGGCGGCGTGACGGTCGGGCGCGTCTTCGGCGCGTCTGTGCGTTGTTGTTCGCTTCGGGTCTTTTCCTTTCTTGCCCATCGGTATGTGTTCACGGCGGGAGCGACCGCCAGCCGGCCCGGCGAATCCGGGAGCGAGAGCAAGCACCAAGAGAAGCAACGAGAGGGGAAGACATGCGGATGAAGACGACCAAGAAGCGGATCGGGCGACCTGCGGACGTGGCGCCGGTGTTCCGGGCGATCCTGGACGCAGAAGGCGAGATTGACCAGGCGAAGGAGCATTTCTGGGCGCTGTTCCTGGACACCAAGGGCCACATTTTGCGAATCGAGCTTGTGACGCTGGGCCTGCTCGATCAAACGATGGTCCACCCGCGGGAAGTCTTCCGGCCCGCGATCGGGATTTCTGCCAAGTCCGTGATTCTCTGCCACAACCACCCCAGCGGCGATCCGGAGCCGAGCGACAAGGACATCCAATTGACGCGGCGGCTGATCGAAGCCGGCAAGCTGCTCGATGTGCGCGTTCTCGATCATGTCATCATCGGCGAAGGCAGCGAGTGGCGGAGCATCGCGGAGGTCGAAGCGATGACATCGCTGGGGCTCGACTTCAACTAGACCCGGTGGAAAGGCCAGCGCCCCTGGACCAGGACCAGGGGCGGCCCGGTTCGAGGCCGGGGGCGGGTACTGCGGAGAGTGACACCAAGACCGACAACACAAGATGCCCAGACATGTACGAGCACCCATCACACCGAGAAGAGCGCCAGCGCCGCGCCGTGTCTCCGCTGATCGACCTTACCGGCTGGGACACGCCAGCGAAGAAGGTCGAGAGCCTGGAAGGCCAGCAAGCGTTGCCCGGCATGGAAGGGGTTGAACAGGAACGGAAGTGGCGCAAGCGGCGCGATGAGGGGCGAGGACAACAACACCTTTTTTGATCGAGGGGAAGCCATGAACGCAGACCTACGCATGTCCCTGCTCGAAGAGATCGGGGCGCAGCTGCCCTATCCGCTCGACATGGCCGTTGTAGTGCATGGCCTCCGAGGTGTTGACCAGCACGACGGCTTGCTGATCCCGGCCGGCTTCGTCCTGGACCGGCCACACGCCGGCGCCCAGCTTGGTTTCCTCCCCGATCAGCTTCACGCTCGACAGGTGCCCCAGCATCTCGCGCACGTCGCGAATGGGGTACATGCCGGGAGCGGCGTCCTCGTTGGTGCGGCTGACCACGCTCCGGACGGGCGTGCCGAACAGCTTCAGGAGATCCTCGTATTTGAGCCGAGACACGCCACCGAAACGCACGGTCCGGCGGAGGAAGGACGAGTACGCTTCGATGTCACCCGCTTCCGTTTGGCCCAGCACGTCGATCTGCAGGGCATCGGCAATCTGGCGGTCCGTGAACAGGTCCACCTCCGAGGAGCGGGCCGTGTTGGCAACCTGCGGTTGCTCCGGCGCCGGCGGCTGCCACGCCGGCGCGGCATCCCACAGCGCCACAAGGTCGGCGTAGCACCGCGGCGTCCGTTCCTGTTTTCCGTCCATCGGTTTCCCCGCTGCATGTAGATCGACCTACCAGCACGCCGCCGCGGCTTGATTGCGTCTCGCCCAAAACGCGACATACGCTTGCTCAACCTTAATCTTGAGGCTTCGCGGTCTCTTCTCGCCGCCCACGTCGAGGTCTTTCGCCCAGAAGTCGTTCTTGCGCTCCATGTAGGCCGACAGCTCGCCCAGCGTCGCGTAGCCGGCCGCCCGCAGGTACGTCTCCACGTTGTCGTCCAGGTTCAGGACGCCCAGCGGTTCCGATTTCCAGGAGTCGTCGTCATCCGCCCCGCCAGCGGCGGCCGTCGACGCGGGCGCATCGTCCCGTGGCAGCAGCGGCCGGTTGGCGTCGTTGATCGCGGCCCGTGCGATGTGCTCCAGGTCGGCGGTCCACAGCCCATGCCGCTCGACCACGGCGCGGAACTCCTCGGTGTCGTGCTTCCTAATCCGGCAAACGAGTCGGTCCCGGTCGTTTCGTCTGGGGTTCCCGTCGCTGTCGATCACGACTTGGGCGTGACACAGTTCGTGGTCGATCAGGGCACGCTTCTGGCCGTCGTTCAGCTGGGGCCACGCTTCCTTGTTGAGCATCAGCATGAAGTCAAAGCCGTCCAGCTCCCGGTCGAGATCCGTCCGCTTCCGGCACTGGCCGAGCCGCAGGTGACCATCGGGGTCCGACCGCCAGCCGAGCCGCCACGCGATCCCGATCTTGGCGCCCGCCAGGTGCCCGTGGTCGCGGTCGCGCAACTCCTCCATCAGCCGGTACGGCTCCGTCACTTCACCGGCGTGGACCCGCTTCAGTAGTTGCACGGTGACCTTCTTCCGCTTCTTCGTTTTCGGCTTCGCCATTTCTCCCTTCCTCCAGTGAGATCGGTGCTCCTGTCAAAAAGTCCCGAACGTCTTTCCCGTGCTTCGGCTCGATGTCCCACGGCAATCGGACGGCCCGCAGTTCGGCGGCCAAGCCGTCCAGTGCCCGGCACCACTTCTCAGTCCCGACCTGCCCGGCGTCGTCGCAGTCGCCAACCACGGCCACGCGGAGTCCGGCCAGGGGCTTCGCTTGGTGGGACTGCACCTCGGCCGCCGCGCCGCCGGCTTGGGTAACGATCGCCACCGTCTCGCGTTGCTCCGGCGGCAGACTGGCCCACAGGGCGAGCATGTCGATGGGGCCTTCGACCTTCCAAACCAACTCCACGCCAGCCCGCCGGTCCGGATCGCAGAGCAGCATCAGCGACGAGAGCCCCATCAGCGTGCCCGACGTGGGGCCGACGCTGAGGTGCTTGGCCAAGACGGGCGGCTCGTCCGGCGGCATGTCCTTGGGCGTCACGTCGAACGGCTGGCCGGTCACGTCGAAGATCTGCCAGGCCACCGGATCGGCTTCGAGAAACCACGGGCCATAGCACGGCAGCGCCACGACCTGCCGGCAGTCCCTGGTCCGGCGCTTCTCGCCCGTCTTCTTGTCGCGCCAACAGGGGTAGTAGGCCAGCATCCCGCCGGCCGCCCTGATTGCCTCCGGCGTCACACCGGGCTTGGCGACCATGCACCAGCGTTGAGCCAGCATGTCGTTGCCGGGCGTGTCCCAGGATTGGAATTCCAGCTTGTCCCGCCAGTCGGTCTTGCCGGCCGTTTTCTTCTCCCGGCCGATCGCGACGCCGACCTTCGAGGCGTAGGCTTTCCGTGCGGTTTGCCAGTCGGGGAACCGCCCGACCTTCACCGCGAAATCCCACAAGCTCATCGTGTACGCCGCCGTGTCCCGGCCGCCGCTGTCGCCGTAACAGCCGGATCGGATGTTGATCCAGGCCGAGGGCGAGCGGTCCTCGCGGCCGCAGGCATAACAGCTCACCATCCCCGACGCCCGCGGTTGGCCCTTGAGCCGGACCCCGAGCGCCTCGTATTCGGCGGCCACGTCCAAACGGGAGAGGATCTCCGCGTTGATTTCCTGCGGCGTCCGTACTGATTGACCCACGGCCCGAACCTCCTGCTACGACTTGTTGATCCTGACAACCAGCTCTTTCATCTTCAGAGCCCTCAGAACTTCGCTTTCGTCGCAGTCGCTGAGGATCAGGTTTTCCGGTTCGTTAAGCAGCCCCAGCACATAGCGGCCGACCATCAAGACGAACTCGTCAGATGGCCGAATACACGCGAAGGCATTAAGCCAAATGTGATTGGTTTTGACAGATCGCATTACGTCAGCTTCGTAGCGCGTCAATCGAGTCCTTGTTTCCTTGGTTTTGCGCTTCATCGCCCCAGGTCCCTCCACCACTTGAGCATGACCCTGAACGCCAGCAACTCCGCCCGCCGCCGGTCTCCGGCAAACAGCCAGTGAACCCCGTACCGCCGGGGCCAGGACGCGACGGCGCCCATGATCGACTCACTCGTCACCCGCCGGCCGGTGTCTTGGTCCAGCTCGTCGCAGATCGCCGACAGCGAGCCCTCGACGATCACACACGCGAAGCCGCCGGATTCGACGACGACTTGCATCCTCTCATGCTCCCGCCGGAAGCGAGCGTTGCCGACCGTCACCGAGCCAACCAGGTCGGCCGCGCTCTTCCGCTCGATCACCAGCCGGTCCTCGCAGCCGGCAATCGTGTAGTCGCCGGTCAGGAGCGTTGTCACGTCGCGACGGATGACCCACAGCCGACGCTCGAAAACGATCTCCGTGAAGGTCCAGGGGGCTTGTTCACGGGTGTCCTGAAGAATCACAAATGGACAGACAAAAAGGTCAGGGTCCGACGTGTCTGGCGGCGGACGACGGACGGCTGTGGTTGACGGAGTGCAGATCACCATAGGTTGACAACGCTCCCCGATTCAAACGATGCCAATTCGGGACCGGACAACACAAATGATTCCATTGACCGTACTTCGCGAATCATGGCTGTTTTCCAGGGTGGCTCAGCATGGACGACGAACACTCCCGAATCTGGATGGATTGTCCTTGCGGGTACTATCCCATCGAGGGCGTTGGCGATGATGCTGAGGATCTTGTACTCGCTCTCTTTCATTGGCCGCCCAGGGAACTTATGTTCCAGGACACGGAGAATCTTGGTTGACAATCGAAAGACGACTCCGTCCACATCAGCGAAGTAGAAGCTGTTCGGCAGGTCATCCTTGATGTGCTGCCCATAGGCCGACGAAGACTCGTTGGGCTGCCGTTTCGACTGATGAATCAACCTATCGCCGCATCTAGGGCAATACGTTTTCGGGCAGAGCATCCTACTTCCTCCAAACAATGATCTCGCGGGTCAGGACAAGGCACCTCCGGTGTTCTTGTGCCCACGATACTTGGTTCCCGTTGTACTGCTGGCTCTCATAGGGGACCGAGTACCTCATGTCCACCGACAGCTTGACACGGCGCAGCATTTCGCCGGCATGATCGGTGAACTGTTTGTTTTCCGCCGGCCATTGCGTCGGGCTGATGATGAGGGCGATACATGCCCCTTCAGTCAGCTTCTTTGCCAGATTGCAGATCAGTCCGGCCAGCGTTGCGTGGAAGGTCTCAAGATCCATGTTCGCGAGGTCGGTTGGATCGGAACTGTACTTCCCCTCCGCTTGTTTCCAGTACGGCGGGTCCAGGTAGACAAGGCGAACATCGGACCAGCGCTTGCGTAGATCGGGCAGCGATTGCGTAATGTCAAGCTCTCTGATCTCGCGTTTGCGCTCTTCAATCGGGATTCGATCTGATGCCCAGCATCGCCGCATGCGTTGTCGGCATTTGTCGAGTGTGGAACCACCCCCGGCAAACGGATCAACCACTATGTCGAAAGGAGACGTGTAGAGATAAAGAAGGTTGTCAAGCCATCTTGGCTCGGAGTTTCCAAAGTGCTCGCTCCCAGATGACTTCTCTTGTTGCTTCCAGACGTTGTAAATCGGAACGGCAAACTCCAACTCGTGGTTTGCGTTCGATGTATTCAGTTTGACGATCGCTTCCTGCCGTTTCCTCTCCCACTCGGACTTGACGGATTCAGAAGCGGACTCATCCGGAGCGTCTTCGGTCAAAATGCCGGGTATTGACGAAATTTCAAATTTGCAAATTTTCGTCAATACAGACTGAACCGAGGTTCTTGCTGCCCCAACCTGATCTGCAATCTCCTCTTCCGTATGGCACCGCAGCCACAGGTCCAAAATGGCCGCGTTCCGGGCTTCCTCTTCATCTTTGTCGATTCGAGACAACCATCTGTTGATCGTCACGTAACTCATCGCCAAAACCTCCGACAGTCTTTGCTTGGCTTGTCCTCGCTCCTGCATCGGAGTCTTGTGATAGATCTTTCTCGCCATCGCCATCTTGTCCTTGCGAGACAACTGCATCCCGAATCTGGCGTTCCGTTCAATCGCCAATTCGAGCAAATGAATGTCGTCACGCGTCTCTGTAACGGCACATTCAATCTCCTCCCTGCCGACTTTCTTGTACGCCGTCCACCGGTGCCAGCCGTCGATCAGTACCTTGTTCTGGTTCACCTCGATCGGCGGAAGGACGTCCAAGTCTTCCGCGTATTTCTGAACCGTTGCGGCCGACGTTTCGATCCGCGGGTACAGGTCGTCACGAAACACGATTTCATCTACTCGATACTTCACGAGATCACTCCTTTCGCTACCACAAATCCGAATCAACAATCCTGAGCTTCACGCCGGCCTTCGCCGCCATCTCCCTCAACGTCTCCTGCATGAACGTCTTGCGGCGGTTCAGGAACACTTTCCGGCAGACTGAATCGGCTACGTGCTTCATCCCGACTAGGAAGCACGCCTTCTGCGCCCGGCTAATCCCGGTGTACAGGTGCTCCCTCGACATCACCCCGAATTCGCCGCTGGCTCCGGGGTATTCGTCAAGACAATAAACGGCGATGGGAAACTGTGACCCCTGAGCCTTAAACGTCGTGACGGCGTAGGCCAGATCGAGATCGCATCCAGTATCCGTTCGCTCATCGTCCTTCTGCGGATCCCGCGTGCCGGTGGCCTTGGCGTGCTCGCCTGTCGTCTCGGGGCCATCGTCGGCGCTATCGTCGGCGTTCCGCCGCGAGCCCCGGAACACGATCACCGGCTGGTCGCTGCTGGGGAACTGGACGATGGTCTTCTTCTCTTCGGCGTGAATCACGCGACCGATTTCGCCGTTTGCCACCAGCAGCTTGTCGTCGCTCGAAGTCCACCCCTTGCCCTTCGTCTCGATCGCGGACGGGATGAACTGGTTGCGAAGCTGGATCACCTTGTCGCCGACGCGGAACGGCGTCGTGCGGTCGCCGGCCTGCGGGTTCAGCAGGTCCTGCAGCTGGCGATTGAGGATCTTGCGGCTGAGCGTCGAGCGGTCGTTGACGGCCACCAACACCTGAACGTCCCACACGGGGTCATACGGCGACGTGTCCCGCAGCGTTTCGAGCAAGTGGCAAACGGCCGCCGGCGCGCTGGCCTTCCCTGCCGGCACCAGGACCAGATTCTTCGGCCCGCCCTCGGCTTGCAGGTCGATTTGTTCGTCCGGCTGCCACGGCTGGCCGTCCACGATCGCGGAGCACACCCGCACGATCGTACCGGCGTTGCGGTGGATCTCCCGCAGCTCGCCATAGGGCAGCCCAGCGGCAATCATGTCCCGCAACGGCGCCCCGTACTCCACCGGCGGCAGTTGATTGACGTCGCCCACGAACAGGACACCGCAGCCGCGGGCACGGGCGGCCAGCAGCGACCGCAACAGTCCGGTCCCCAACATGCTGGCCTCTTCCACAATCAGGAACCGGCATTTCAGTGGATTGCGCTCGTCGTGCTGAAACTGCCAGCCGCCCTCGTGCACCTTCGCCACGCCGAGCCCGCTGTGAATCGTGGTCGGCTTCACGCCGGTAAGCCGGGCCTCGGCCATCAGCTCCTTGACCCGCTGGGCGGCCTTACCGGTCGGAGCCATCACCGCTACGCATTGACCGTGGATCGCCGTAATGGCCCGGACTAATCGGACCAGCGTGAAACTGTTGTGGGTAACGATGAAGTCGTTCGTTAGGTACAGACCTGTTGTGCCCTCAACTGAAATGCATTGGCAATTCTTAATACCACAAGGCTCAACAGCAACAATGTAGCGCCGCGGTGGATATTTGGTTTTGGGTATGTAAGCATCCCGTTTGCGCGGCAGACGAAATGGCTCAACAGCGGAAGCAAGTGATACCAGGAAACGAAATGATCGAGCCCCGTTTCGCTTCTCGCCGTTGTTAACGTAAGTCGGAATCCTATCGGTGAGGCTTACTGTTCCTCCAAGCGATTGAACAAGGAAGATAAATCCCATAGCAAGATGCGGGGATGACGTTGTGTACTCGATATTGTGCCCATCGGTATAGCCATCGGTATCGAGCATTCCCTGGAGGAGAGCCAGCCGGTTGACCGCAGACCCGTACAGGTAGACATTTGGAATGTGCTTGTCTGGGGAACGTTTGCCCATTAACCCCAATCGTTCAAGTTCCGCAGTGACAACATTTTGACCACCATCGCCAGTGATTGCATAATCAATGTTTTTGTATTGCTTGAGCTGTACACCATTGGGGAGCAGGTTTCGTACTGCATCAATAAGAAACGGTTCGGGGTTGGTGAATTTCGCGTACCCTGCCCGAAAGCATCCATCTCCCAGCAGTAATCCCATCAAATATGGGTGAATAATCCATTCTTTCTGGGTAAACTCGACTGGCTTAGTCATCGGTATCTGATGGTTTGTGATACTACCGTCCCCGCGATCAAGTGTTTTCATGATTTCCGCCGTGGTTCGGACCTTGCCAGCCCAGCAGTTTTTCCGCTCCTGTCGAGTAGTCGTGTACCACAAATGATCTTCTGTGCATTCAGTAGAAGCCCCATCAGACATCGTAACGCGATAAACTGTTCTAAATCCCTGCGGATGAATCGCGGTAACACGAACCGCCTTTCCTTCGTCTCCAATGACGTTCATTCCGGGAGTGATTTGCCCCATATTGATCCATCCAGTCGGAGTCAGGACTTTTGCATCAACCGGCTGTGCTTTTCCCGTTCCTGGCCTTCCACCCAGCAAAGAGACTGTCCCCGACAGTGCCTTCGCCAGTTCCGACCGCTGATGGTCGGTCAGCTCGGCGAATTCGGGCCGATCGAGGGACGGCCACTCGATGGTTTCGCCCGCCAGGGCGTCGATCAGATGCCGGCAGACGTACTCTTCCGCTGCGGCCCGGCGGATGTCGGCGGCCCACAGCCGGCCGTATGCGTCCCGTTTCGTCTTCAGCAGCCGGCCGCGAGTCGCCAACGTCAAAGCCTTCTCCGGCGACACATCGGCCCCGGCGACCGCAGCCCTCAAGTACTCGACCCCGTCTTCCCACCGGACCCAGACGTGTCCCTGCTGGTCGCTGGCCTTCAGCGTCGCGTAGCTCAAACAGTAGGCTTGGCGTTTCAGCTTCGCCGGCGGCTTGCCAAGGTCCAGGTAGAACTTGTCGGCCTTGATGAAGCCCACGCCCCGCAGCGCCTGCGCCCGGTGCGGATCTCGCGTCAGCACCTCGACCGCCTTGGCCCCCCACAACTTCAGCGCCTGCTGGACGCACGAGCGGCCGAAGCCCCGGCCGTCGAACAGGTCCATCAGCTGGATCGTGAGATTCTCGGCCGCCGCCAACTTGGCCAGATCCGCCGCGGCTTCGCGGGCTTTCTCGATCGAGAACCTCGGCCCCACGGCTTCCGCCGCCCGTTCCGGCGTCTCGCGGAGGATTCTGACGGCATCGCCGTGGAACTCTTCCCACAAGGTCTCGGCGGTCGCGGGGCCGACGTGGCGGGCCTGCTGGAGATAGCGGACGACCCCCGCCCGACCATGCGGCTGGGCCGGCGCGAACGAGTCGAACCGAAACGACTCGCCGTATTGATTGGCAGGTTGCCAGCGGCCCCACAGGCGATAGGGCAGCAGCGCCTTGAGTTCGCCCGGCTCGGCATCGCCAAGCAACGAGAACTGCCGTGGAAGATCCTCCCGGATCGGCGGCGCCTGCCGAGCCGTGAGGATGCAGAACAGCTCGCGTCGGTACTTCTCATCGCCAATCGGGACGGCACAGATTTCGGTCAGTTGTGAAACCATCGCGGTGAGCAAGTTGAAAGACGTAAAGAAAGCCCGGCGGCGGCAGCAACCGGGGAACAACGGAAGGGACGCCGCCGGGCCACTGGCAACGAACGGAGGCTGCGCTACCAGTTCATCGCGGGAGCCGGCGCGGCGTTGACGGCCGGAACCGCCGGTGCGCTCGGCGCGGCCAATGGAGCGGGCTGCCCGTGCATCATCGCCAGGAACTGCGCGCTCTTGGGGATGCCGCGGGCCTTGTCGCTGGCCACGTCGTAGCTGTCGAAGTTGATGTGGGCGAAGCTCCGAGGATCGCTCGGATCATCTTCCCATTGGCCTGTCGCCGGGTTCTGTCGCTGTTTGCGCTGCATCGTGATCTTGCCGCACAACTGCCGGGACTTCATGGCCAACACCTTCTCGTCGGGCAGGTCGAACGGGCCGCTGCGGGCGGCCTCGCGCTCCGCGGGCGTGATGATCCGAGTCGCCAACGCCAGATTGAGCAGCTTGCCCGACGCCTTCTCGCCGGACAGCCGCTCGGAAAACGTCTTGCCGACCTGGGACGGCCGCGTGGCGGCCAGCACCTCGAACACGACGTTGACGGTCACGCTGTCGGGGACCGTCACGTCGTAGACCAGCAAATGAGCTTCACAGCTCTCGTCAACAAACTTGCCACCCGTGTCTTGGGAGCACATGACCATCGCACTAACCTCCGTTTGAAAGTTGGGACTCCAACAAAAGCAACTGGCGTCCCGTGAGTCCCCAGGTGACGGGAAAGCCGAACAAATCCAAACCCACAGACCACACCGCCGGCCGCCCGAACCGCTGGCATAATCCAGCCACGTCCGCCGGCCAGTCCTGGCGGTCGAGATACGTCAAAAAGGGATAGGGTCCTCCTGGCCCGTCTGTTCGCGGACCAGTCGCTCCAGCTCGGCGATACGATCCGAGGCCTGCATCGACGTGAGGGACTGAGCCGAGCCGTACCCGAGAGCCCGCAACCACTCGGCTTGTTGCTCGTTGGCGTTGTCGCCCCAGAGAGCGCACGTCAGTTCGCGGATGCGGTCCCGCTGCCACTGCTGGGCCTTGCCGTTGAGCTGCAGTTGCGGTGGCGGATCCTGCTCGGCTGCGGGCGGGGGCGGGGCCGGTTTCGTCATCTCGTGCTTCAGCAGGTTCAACGCGCTGAGCACCCCCATCGCTTCCGTCTCGGTCAGCTCGCGGGGATTGTTCATGCCGTAGTGCTCCAGCAGCCAGTTGCTGGCCGCGTCCCCGCTGGAGAACAGCGCGCGGAGCAAGCCCGGCTTCTCGGGCGTGCCCACCATTTCCGCCATCTGCTGCGACGTGATCATCGGCTTTCGCACGGGCGGCGGCGGCGGCGAGGGCGCGGCTGGCGAGTATCCGCCCGGCGACGCCGGAGCCGTCCCGGCCGCGGCCGCCGCCTGTGCCAATTCGAGGGCCGTGGGCCGGTGCGGTTCCGGAGCCGGCGCGGGGTTCTGTTGGCCGTCGTCGTCATCTTCGACCGTGGTCAGTCCCAGCGCGGAAACCAGCGTATAGCGGCACAGGTACGTCACCGTCGAGCCGACCGACTGGATCGTGTTCTTGCCCCCGCTCACGTCCGCGCCGGCCGTCAAGGTGGTTTCCTCACTGTGGCCGTCGCGGTGTGAAACGATGCAAGTCACCGTGATGCCCTGCGGACCTTGCTGCTGGCGGAAGCGAAAGCTCAGCCCGTTGGCGTACAGGTAGGGCCGGATGGCTTCGTTGATCTTGCCCAGCGAGGCGTAGCGGCGTTTTCCGGCCCGGCCCAAGTCGGCCGAGTCGGCTTTGACGATCGGCGGCAACTCCGACTGGAACTTCGACAGCGCCGAGAAGAACGCCTTGCGCCCCTCTTCCTTCTGCCAATCCCGCTGGAGCTGCAGCAGCTTCTCCAGCTTTTCGAGGTCGAAATTCTGTTGCACCGCCAGACGCACCAGCGTGTTCGGCGTCTCTGGCTCCGCGGTCAGCTGCGGCACGAGCAGCTCCGTGGGAACGGTCACCGTCCGCCGCCGGCGAGCCGGCTTCTCTTCAACCGGCTCTGGATGAACGACTTCGCCTTCCACCACAGTCGCACACGTGTCTGTCATGATGTTTTTTCCTCCGTTGGAATCCATGAATGAAGAAGTGCGGCCTTCCGTGGCCGGATCGACCGATCCGTCCGTCTTCGGCCGCAGTCACACGGCCCCCATACGCTCGGCCAGGCGGACGCACAGCATCACGTCCTGGTGGAGGTACAATTCCGCGGTCTTGCGGTTGCTGCGCCAGACTTCGGCGAAGGCGGCACCGTTCACCGCCACGCCGCCGGCCTCCGTGACCTTGCCGTCGAGCCCGAACGCCTTGGCCAGCTTGTCGAGCCCGATCAGGTCTCGCCCGTGGAAGCCCCAGACCTGCATCAGGTCCACGACCAGGTCCGACCAGTAACGGCCCTTGCGCAAGCCCGTGGGAACCGGTACGCCCAGCAGCCACGAGCGGCGGATCAGAAAGGGCAAGTCGAAGTGGCACACGTTGAAGCCGACCAGCGGCAGGCGGTCCAACAAAGCGTCTTCGACCCAGCCCCACCATTTCCCCAGTCCGTCTTCCTCGTCCTGGTCGCAGTCGATGATCCCCGGAGAATCCATCTGGTCTGCCCGACACAACCCGATCGCCACCACGCGGCCGGTCGTCGCGTCCAGGGCGGCTCGGCTCTTGAAGTCCGCGAAGTGTTTTTCCTTGGCCGCGGCCACGTCGGCCGCGTACCGCTTGACAAGATCCTCGTGCGCCTTGCGAGCTTCCTCGATCTTCGCCTTGCCTTTCTCGCTCGTCGGCCCCCCGATGTTGCCGCACTTCACCGCCGACGGATCGAACTCGCCGGGATGCGGGGGCGGAACAAAACCAGGACACAACGGCCGCAGTTGCTCATCCGGCAGCGGCCCAGTCTCAATGTCGAATGCAATCATGGTCCAACCTCCTTAGCCGATAGCG